CAAGCTCGTTGGACTTTTGAATCTGCACAAGATGCTCAAGCCATGCACGGTATTGACGTAGAAGCTGAAATCATGGCTGCTCTTGCACAAGAGATTACAGCTGAGATTGACCAAGAAATCTTGTTGAGCCTGCGTAGCCTTGCTGCTACTGAGTTCACATACAACCAAGCTACTGTATCTGGTACAGCTACATTCGTTGGTGACGAACACGCCGCATTGGCTGTGTTGATCAACCGTGTGGCTAACTTGATCGCTCAACGCACTCGTCGTGGCGCAGGTAACTATGCTGTTGTTAGCAGTGCTGCACTCACAGTGTTGCAAAGTGCTACAACTAGCGCATTTGCACGTACCACAGAAGGCACATTCGAAGCACCTACAAACACCAAGTTTGTTGGTACACTGAACGGCGCAATGCGTGTGTTTGTTGACAGTTATGCAAGTGACACAACTCCTGTGTTGGTTGGCTACAAAGGAAGTTCGGAAGCTGACGCTCCTGCGTTCTACTGCCCATACATTCCGTTGATGAGCTCTGGTGTTGTTCTTGATCCAACAACATTCGAACCAGTCGTGTCATTTATGACCCGCTACGGATACATAGAATTGACAAATACTGCATCTTCTTTCGGCAATGCCGGAGATTATGTTGGAGAAATTGCCGTGAGCAATTTGTCATTCTCCTAATCAGAGATTGGTATTTTACCAAATCAAAAAAGGGCCGCAAGGCCCTTTTTTGTTGACTTTTCTTTCTAAATATGTTATTGTTATAAGGTGAAATCGCACTGTCAAACTAAATAACAATATGCAACCTTATACCTATCTAATCAAACACACACCTACTGGCAAAGTTTACTACGGTGTTCGAACCGCCAACAAAGTGGAACCACACGACGACCTATGGAAATATTATTTTACAAGTAGTCCGGGTGTGCAAAAACTGATAGAGGAAACTGGGGTAGATAGTTTTGTTGCAGAAATACGGAAAACATTTGAAACAAAAGAGGCAGCAGTTGCCTGGGAAACTCGTGTGCTACACCGTTGTAAGGTCTTGCACGATGATCGATGGCTTAATCAAAATGTAGCAGGATATATTGTTCCTACAGAAGAATCAAATAAAAAGATCAGCGATTATCACAAAGATAGACCCAAGACAGATGAACACAAAAAGAATTTAAGTGAATCGCAAAAAGGAAAACCTAAAGTAAATTCAAAAAATCAAACTCCCGAGTATCGAGCACTAATGTCTACACTCAAGTCAGGGGAAGGTAACGGAAGATACGGTAAGGAAGTGTCAGAAGAAACTAGACGTCGAATAAGTGATGCTAAAAAAGGAAAACAGATAGCACACAATAAAGGTGTGCCAATGAGCGAAGAACAAAAACAAAAGCTCAGTGAAAGAATGAAGGGACGAAAAGTTGATCCAGAAGTATTAGCCCGCAGAGTAGCAGCTCAAACTGGACTAAAGAGAATCAAACTCTATTGTATTCACTGTGATAGACACATAGCTCAGGGATGGTTCCACAGGCACGGCGCCAACTGCGCCAGCCTCAAACTTTAAACCAGCCTAGATACTGTGTGATCTTCCGAGTAACTGACTCCCAGTCACCGCGAACAGGCTGTCGAAACAGTCTAGCGGTGCTATACCACGGAGAGCTGTCACGATTCAGCAACCAACGCCAGTCGGTGCTGTACTGATTCAACATGACCCAGACTGGTCTACCCAGGCTACCTGCTAGGTGTGTTAAAGCAGTGTCCACACTGACCACAACATCTGCGCACATGATCAAGGCCGCTGTGTCAGCAAAGCTGCGGATGCTGCCAGGATAACGTGTGACTCCAGCATCGGCTAGAGCACGTTCTTCGTCATCAGTAGCATCAATCTGCAGATTGATCCACTCATACTCGGGTGCGCTGCGGATCATCGCCAGCACAGTTTCAAATGGCACACCCTTGTGTTGATTCAACCAGGCATCTCTGCGACCACTCCATGAAATCCCCACTCTCATTCTGCGCTTGGGCCCCAGACGTTCAAGCCAGGCAGCATGCAATGCAGGATCAGCACTCATGTAACTTTGTATTCTGGGCAGATTCTCCACAGTGATGCCCAGGATGCCCGGAATACTCATGATGGGAACCCAGTAGTCAAAATGGCCTGGGTCCTGAGCATAACCCGTGACCTGTTGAATAATGTTACTGGAACTCAGTAGCGGAATTAAACCATCCGTGACCTGTAGCTTGACACCGGCGCCCTGTTCATGCAGATTGTAAACAAAGCGCACAAACTGTATGCAATCACCGTGTCCTTGCTCGCCCACCACAAGAATGGTCTTGCCCTGAAGATCCTCACCTCGCCATCTAGGCTGTGAGTATCGTGGTTCAGTGCCGGCCAAGTGTTCGTAGTCCCAGCGACTTTCATAAGCAGGCCAACCCTGGGCATAATTGCCCTGCAACAGATAACACACAGCCAGGTTGAATTTTGCAGTGATGTTGGCAGGATCTAGAGTGGCAGCATGTTGCAAAAACGGCACAGCACGATCTGGATGGCCCATTTCACGCTGTACATTGCCATAGTTGTTGAAGGCAGCAGCACAGTCAGGATCTTGCACAAAGGCCTGAGCATAGCACTGCAAGGCCTGTTCTGGAGCATGATTTGCACGATGCTGGTTGCCAGCTTCAATTAGTTCGGAAGAGTTCATGGGATTATTTAAGCAGGGTCATGCTACATTTTATATTTTCGCTAAATACTTGTCAACACAATCAGGTGTTTTATGCTGAGATTAATACCCACAGCGTAGCGACTAGAACTCGCATCGGACTTCTTTAAGGAGAAAAAAACATGGGTCGTCCTCTAAAAATACAAAAATCAAGTACCGGTTCCGGCAACGGCGGCGCAGCCGTTGGTGTGGATCTTGGCTTTCCCAACTTTGGATCGCTGACAGCACCAGTATTCAACTCACCAACGCAAACTCTGGACAACGCACAGTATCTGGGTGTTGTGGGCGGTGCAGGACCAACTAATACTCCATCAGCAACCAATCCACGTGTGGATGTTACAGTTTACATCACAGGTGCCGCAGCTCAAGGCTATATCATCCGTCAAAAAGGTGCTCACAAGTATCTAGTTGGTGATGTTACCGGTGTTACTGATGGAAGTTTCGTGGTTGGTCAGGCTTATCAAATTGTGACAGTGGGAACCACTGCTTGGACAGCAGCCGGTGCTCCTACTAACTTTGGTGTAGGCACAATTTTCACAGCAACTTCTGTTGGGGGATCAGGCAACGGTACTGCTAATTCTGTGGGCGTTTGTGTGCTGGAAGATTCAGCAACACCCAGCGCAGAAGGCCTAATGAGCATTACCTATACCCTGGGTGACTCAACTGCTACCACAATCAGCAAGCTGACCAACAAGTGGTTGTTGAACTGGGCAGGCGGCTCAACCTATGCTGCCACAAGTGTGGTCAACGACGTGCGTTACGCAACCAACTTCTTTACAGACGAAGGTACTGTGATCAAGTCTGGCACAGCCCAAACCACAGTGGAATTGGCTATTGTTGACAACATCACTAGTTAATTTATAACTGACTCCAATCCTCTCAGCTACATACTGGGAGGATTTTTTATGGCCGCAGGATTTGTATTGGGTAACGGCGTCAGCCGACGTCAAGTTGATTTGGAACTGTTGAAGTCACACGGCACTGTGTACGGATGCAATGCCTTGTACAGAGAATTTGAGCCCGATGTGCTGATCAGCACAGACAATCCCATCAGCATGCACATACAGCAGTCCGGCTACAGCGCCACTCATACACATTATACTCGCAAGCCCTTGCCAGACGCTGGCGCACAGCGAGTACCGCAACAGTATTTTGGATTCAGTTCAGGCCCTATAGCAGTGGGTATTGCTGCGGTGGCACGCCATGAAACGGTGTATCTAATAGGATTTGACATGGGTCCTACCCGCAACGGACATTTCAACAACTGCTATGCTGACACAGAATTCTACAAAAAAAGCTCGGCCAATCCCACATTTACCGGAAACTGGGTGCGACAACTCAAGACCATTGCCAAGGAGCATATACACACTAGATTTGTTCGGGTTGAGGGAGAAACCACAGCACAAATACCCGAATTACAGGGTATCCCAAACATGAGTCATATGCCGATTCAAGAC